CTTCGTTTTTTAACTTAGCGTTTTGATTTACGATTCTTTCCATCTCATACATCATACGATTGATTTTCTTTATAGAATCATTTACCTTTTGGTAATCTTTTCTACTATCATCTTTCTTATATTCTTTGTATGATATCTCATTTATTTTTTCTTCCAACTTACGTTCTAAAGATTCCATTGCTCTGAAGTGTTTGTTGGTTTTTTTAGATTTTTTGTAACCCAATACTTCAATATGGTCATCATCTAAATCTTTTTCATCTTTTGATTTAGAAAATGCATTTGGAGTACGGGGAGGTCCTGCCCCACCATCTAAATTAGCAGTTACATTAGCTTCTTCTATTTCTTCAAACTTATCTTCTATCTCTTTTAAGAAACTTTTCATTTAAATGCCTTCTTTAATTCAGAATATAGTTCGTTATAACGTAAAAGTGAAAGAATTTGTGATTCTGTTATCACTTTTGATGATTTTAACTTAGAAATAAGTTTAACAACCTCATTTACCTTTATTTCAGTTACTTTATCGGTGATTTTTATTGATTTTATGTTTTTAGTGAGTAAATTACACTCTCTAACCACAAAATTCTTTAATTTTTCAGAATTATCAACCGAATTGATGTATTCTTTAAGAATATTTTGTTGCTTATCAGATAAATTGGTGTATTTGTTGTTAAAGTTTTCTACTAACATCTTCCATGCCAATAGTCTAACTTCTTTTGGTTGTTTTGTGTATTCTTCGTTGATAGTAGATACAATTTTATCGGAATTTTGTGATTTTCCTGTCAAATGTTCCATTAAAGTTGATTTACACTCTACATATTCCTTTGGATTATCTGAGTTTTTGTGTTCAAACAACTTATACACCGATGCGTTCTCTTTATAGTTGGTTACTCTGTAGTTAAAGAAGTCTTCTAACACAAAATTTTTCTTAATTTCTTTGATTAAGTTGTATTTTTGTCTGTTTAAGGTAGATTCACTTAATTTTGAACGCTCTTTAAGTATAATATTAACAAATTCACTTGCTTTATACTCTGAATTGAACGATTCTTTTATCATAGATTGATATAATCTTAGCTCCTTTGCCAATTCTGTCTTTTTTCCAAAGAATTCTTTGATTATGTCGGTTGCTTTTGAATCTCTATTGTTTAAAGTATCCGTTGCAATCTGTCTAACCAATAGTTCAAACAGAATTCCTGTATTTTTATACTTACTATGTTTTAATTTTGCCATTACTTCCTTCTATTTTTGGTAAAGTAACCTATATATTTGTTTATAAATATCTTAATTATCAGATTCCAATATGTTTTTTTCATCTAATAACCCAATTTCAGATATTTCATCATCTGTTTTAAGTGATTCGGTTATAATTTTCTTAGTTTTTAACTTTACCCTCATCTTAGATAACATTGCATCTGTAGATTCTTTGTTAACCACTTCGTTTGCATTATATGCTTTTTCTGGTTTAATACTTATACTTCTGTTTCCAATCGGGTCTCTACCAAATGCGTTATCATCAGTAGCATAATTACCACCTTCTTTTGGTCTACCAGCACCTGGCCATCCACCTTCAGGTGCACCACCTATGTTTTCTTCAAATGAACCAAAATCTCCACCATCTTGTGATTGTTGAGATGCGGTTGCTAAATCATGTGGTGTTCCAAATGATTCACCTGTTTTGACAGGGTCGTTACCTTCGGTTTCAATTTGTTCATGTCTGAATTTAAGTTTAAGGTCATTAATAACTTTAGCCTGTTCTAACTTCCATTCATCATCTGACATATTAAAGATGTTTTTATACATCCATTCTTGTGATACCATTTTAAGGTCAATCATATCTCTAACTAAAGATACTTTTTCAGACCAAAGGTTTGCTTTTTCTTGTTCGTATATAATCGATGGTGTAGTTAATTCTAATTCAAAGTTTACTAAATCCGAATCTTCATATCCTTGTGCATATAAGTGAACGATTGCAATCTTAGTTAATTCTGAAAGAACAATCTTTTGGATTCGCTCTACAGAACGAGCAAATCGAATGTCTTGTTGTGCGAGTGTAGCTTTACCTTCAACCCCCTCTTCGTAACCAATGAACGCCTTTGGAACTTTAAGAGCTGCCATCATTCTATTCTTTAGGTATTCGATATCATCAATACCACCGAACTCCATACCACTAAGAGAATCAATCTCAGTACCACTTTGTCCACCTCTAACAGGTAGATAATAATCTTCTAACATATTTTGAAGATTGAACTTTAGGTTGTACTCACCAGTCAATTCATCAATGTATGGAGTTTTCTTCATCTGGTCGATGATTGATGCCATATATGAATCTACTTCGTTAGGTGGAATATTACCAATATCAATTTTAAAGATTCTCTTTTCAGGTGCTCTCATAATTCTATGAATCATCATAGCATCTTCCATAAGAATTAATTGTTTCCAAGTCTTTCTAGCACCCTCTAATAATGAACGCCCGTAAGGTAGGAAGTTTGTATCTGTTAATAATCTGAAATGTGCTACTTGGAATGATTCTAAGAACTTAGTTTCATTTCTTTGTGAGATTGCGTTTGTGTTTTGTTGTTCTACTTCAAATCTTACTGAATATGGGTTATCTAAATCATAACCTTCTTCTCTACGAGTTTCATACGTTGATAATGGTGATACGTTTACAATACCCAATTCATCATCAATATCTAAGTAAAGATAATAATCACCATATTTGTTCATACCTCTAACCCAAGACCAAAGGTTGAACTCAATGTTTAATACATCATAAAATAAGTTGTGAAGTGTTTTTTTGATTTTTTCATCAGATGAACTAATTCTAAGAACATCACCCATATCATTTTTCAATGTGGCCTCATCTGAGTAGATATCTAATACCGATGATATAATGGAATCCTTATCCATTGCTTCATAATCGGTATATAATTCTAATTTGTTTGAGTGATAGTTAAATCTTTCGTTGTAGGTTTGCCAGTTCTTTCTTGAGTTAGAACCATGTAATCTACCATATCTATCATAATAAGCAGAGCCTCTACGATTACCATCACTTTGTAATCTTGAAGAATCAACTACCTTTAACTTATCTTTTCCTATTCTACGAACTACGGTTTGAGTTGAGAATAGTCTTTTTAATCTTCCAAATAATGAAGTATCTGCCATAATATATAGTAATACGTTTGTTTATATAATCCTTACAGAATATAAATATTAAAAAAAATAGATTTAACTCAATCTACCTTTATAAGATACTTACAATTATCGAAATGCCATTGTTTCATAGATGGATAACCACCTTCTTTATGACAATGTGGGCATTTTACAATTGGTTTTTTAATACCACTATACCGACCTCGATTAGCATCTCCAATTTTTTGTTTTGTTTCTTCACTACGTGGGCCCGATGAAACCCCCTTAAGACCCTTACTAATATTTTTTATCCGTTGTGGACTGTGTTTTCTTCCTTTTAAAGTATTGCTAATTTTCTGTTTTGTTTCTTCTGTTGTTATGTGACCTATCATTGCTTTACGTCGCTTTTCAATAGTTTCGGCTGATGGGATTGTTGTGTTTCCAGTACCCCCACCTGTTATTAAATTCATACACTCATTTTTAGCAATTTCATTTAAATTAACTATTTCAGCCTCTCTACTCCTTAATTCTTTTCTTGATTTACAAAATTCAAGTATTTCTCTTTTATGATTATCCTTCCCATATTTAGCAATCGAATATTTAAGCCGTCTACCACTACCCAAATACCCATCATTTAAATCATCTGTGCTATGCAGTCCTATGTAATATTTTCCATTTAACAAATTTGTAGTTTTATAAATAAAATGATATTTACGCCTATCAGCTCTTGATTTTTTTATTTTCATTATTAACTCCTTTATTTATAATAAATATGGAGTTTGTCAAAAAACTACTATCACAATAACCAACTGATATCTTCATCACCTCTACCAGTATTCATCTTCCATGCATTTTTAGCAGCTTGTGGTGTTGTTTTGAATATACCTGAGTTTTTAGAGGTTAGAGAAAGTGCTTTTCTGTTTAATTCAATACCTTGCTGTCTTAATTTTAATGCGGTATCTCTTACCCACAAAGATGTTGAGAATGAAATCACCAAGTCATCATTATAACCCTGCTGTGCTTCAGCTCTACTACCATTCCATATGAATACAAATAATTCATCTATTAACCTCTTAGAACGGATGATTGGAACTCTTTCTCTCATATAAGTATCTAACTTTGAAATCACCAATGGTCTGGTTCTACTTGTCATTGAGAAACCAGGCACCATCTGAGATTTATCTTTTAAATCATATCCTTTTTGTAAATGAATATCATCATCTACATATCCAAACTCTTTGTAGGAATAATATAAGTTTGAATAATTTCTATCAATTGCTTCTTGGATTACTGCCCATCCAATATTTGCGTTTTCAATCACTAATAAAGCATCGTTCCATTCAGTTGCCACATTCACCAACATATTACCATAATGTTTGGTTTCAATCTTACCTCTGTATTCTGCAACCTGTTCTACA